TTAACCAGTTTGAAGCAGGTGATTTAAAAGGTGACATGGGTCGTAAACCTAAAGCACTAACAGCACTTGTTCGTAACTGTGTAAACATGTTTGGTAACTATAATGTCGGATTGGTTGCTACTAACCACACCTACGCTAGTCAAGACATGTTTGATCCAGATGACAAAATTTCAGGCGGACAAGGCTTTATCTACGCAAGTTCTATCGTAGTTGCTATGAAAAAGTTAAAGTTAAAAGAAGACGAAGATGGCAACAAGATTTCAGAAGTCAAGGGCATTCGTGCCGCTTGTAAGATTATGAAAACTCGTTATGCCAAACCGTTTGAATCAGTGCAGGTCAAGATTCCCTACGAAACAGGTATGAATCCCTACAGTGGTCTCGTTGATTTGTTTGAAGCCAAGGGTTTCTTACAAAAAGATGGCAATCGACTTAAATACGCTACGTCAACCGGCGAAGAAATTAAACTCTATCGCAAGGAATGGGAGCGTAATGAATCGGGCTGTCTCGATACTGTAATGATCGACTTTAATAAACACCCCAAGGTAGCCGCTTCTAACATTGACATGGAAACTGGAGAAATCTTAAATCATGCTGAATGAAGATCATATTATTGATATCTGGACTGGGTTAAAAGAGTTTTTCGATAAAAAACAAATCGAAACTGTTGCCAGCAAATATGTAGATGTTCTAGCCGATAACGGTGTAGAAGATCATGTTTTCAAAGCAGCCATTGGCGGCGATGAAGATCTAGATAATGCTATTGAATACTACCTCGATGACTGGAACGGAGAAGAAGACGAAGAAAAAGACTACGACTCCGATGACTACGACGAGGAATAAGTGGGCTGGTATACAGAAGTAAGCCGCGATATAAGTAAAATTCCTGACGCTGTTCTCTACTTTGAGCAAGAATTAGAAGAGGCACGTCAGGAAGTACGCTTGTACGGAAACTTAGAAAAGGCAGCCGCCAGTATGCCTGGTATTGTTGAACATCGTTTTAGTCAACTACAAGAAATTGAAGCAATACTAGAGTATCTTAATATTGAACTGCGCAGACTTAAGAGTAGTTTTTTCCGCAAGTATCTAGAAAACTATGCTCGTGCTTTGAGCAGTCGTGATGTTGAAAAATATGTAGACGGAGAAGCAGATGTAGTTGATATGGAAAAGATTATCAACGAGTTTGCACTATTAAGAAACAAATGGCTGGGTATTACTAAAGGTCTAGATCAAAAGCAGTGGCAGATTACCAATATCACAAAACTACGTGTTGCCGGTATGGAAGATGCTAAACTTTAAGGTCTCATTCCAGGTATCACAGTCCGTTTAAACTGCTGATTATCCCTATCAATAGTTTCAAATAATTTTAAATCAAGCCCTAGTTGTTTTACAAGAGCATCTAGGGCTTTTGTATCTTTGGGCAGACATGCTCCGCCATACCCTCGAAGTTGTTCATTAACTGCAAGGTAGTGCGGACTACTTTGACCTCTTAGCAAATATGCATCTTTGATTTTTTCATAGTCTGCGCCTAATCGATCACAGACTTCGTACATAGCGTTGGCAAATACAACTCGTAGTGCATTATAAACGTTTGAATAGTATTTCAAAACTTCTGCTTCTGTAGGAGTCATCATTACTTTATTTTTTGGAAAATATCCGTGAGACTCGACCACTAAATTGTACATCCAGGCTTCGTGGCAGCCTACTACTAATACTTCGTGATTAGTAACAAAGTCTTCTGTGGCACACCATTCTCTTAAAAATTCAGGAACAAAACACATGTTTAATGTTGTTTCAGATATTAATTGTTCTGTAGTACCAGGAACGCTGGTAGATTTTAATGCTACTAGTCCTTTATAATTTAAATTTTCTAATTTCTGTATTGTATCTCGAACAATGCTTAAATCACAACTACCATCTTCAGCAGACGGTGTCGGCACACAAACATAAACGATATCTGTATCTTTGATAACAGATAATAGTGTGTTTAATTTTGGATCATGGGCAAATACGTTATGCCCTAATAGTTCAAATCCTTTAAAGCAAGCACCTCCTACTACGCCAACACCTATAATACCTATGTTCATAAAGTCTCCAAAGTACGTCGTAGCCCTTCTCTAATAGATATTCTAGGACTGTATTCAACTAATCTTTTTAATTTTGTTATATCTGGGCATCGTCGACTAACACTGCCCTTAGGTGCATCTTCCAATATTAATGAACCCCTTATATTAGATATTTCTAACATAATTTCTGCTACTTCTTTAATTGAAAGTTCTTCTTCGTTTCCAACATTTAAAATTTCATTACGGCAACTAGAACTAAAAATTATATTACTGGTAATTTCTACAGCATCGTCAATATACATAAAACTTCTAGTGTTGCGCCAACCTTTAAGTGTTAAATCACCACTTTTAATTCTTGAATAAAATTCTTGTATAAAATGATCGCGCTGTCCCGGGCCGTAGACATTGTGATATCTAATGATAGTGTATTCTTGATTTAGTTGTTGGTTAGCGGCTATAATTTGCAATTCGTTGACTATTTTACTACCACCATAACTCCATCGTGGATTAGTAACATCTTCAACTACTAATGGCACTGTTTCGTCTGTGGGAACAGGCCATTGAAACTTATCTACTGCGCCAGCATAACTTTCACAGGTACCGCTGAATATAAATTTTTCAACTTTTCCAGCATATCGATCTAACAAGTGTTGCGTGGCTAATACATTATCCCTAATAACATCTAAGGGACGGTCATAAAAATATTTTGTTCCATTGAATGCAGCCAAATGAACAACAATATCAACATCTGGTAATAACTCTGCATCTTCTTTGTTAGATAGATCAAACCCTAATTTTTTGTCCGCACGAATAACGTGATGCCCTAAGTTATCAAGATATCGACATAAATGACTGCCTATAAACCCAGAACTGCCGGTGACTAAAATTGTTTTCATAGTGATATTTACCCAGTTAACTGCTCACATAAATAGACATATGAATAAAATTGTACTAATAACCGGTGGGTTTGATCCCGTACACAGCGGACATATTGCTTATATAAATGCCGCTAGAAAATTAGGAGATATCCTTGTAATAGGTTTAAATTCTGACGATTGGTTAACACGTAAAAAAGGCGCACCGTTTATGCCTTACATAGAACGTTCTACAGTTCTTAAGAGCATAAAAGGTGTTGATTATGTAATTGACTTTGACGACACAGATGGTAGTGCCAAACATGCTATTTGGATGGTTCGTCAAAGTTATCCACAGAACAAAATTATTTTCGCTAATGGTGGAGACAGAACTAACGACAATATTCCAGAAATGGATACTAACGATACTAATATTGAATTTGTTTTTGGAGTCGGCGGTGACGATAAAAAGAACTCTAGTTCTTGGATACTACAAGAATGGAAGGCTCCTAAAACAATTCGGCCGTGGGGATATTATCGTGTGCTACACACAGTAGGTGACAGTGTTAAAGTTAAAGAACTTACAGTGGACCCGGGAAAATCACTTAGTATGCAACGACACAAATATCGTTCAGAGTTTTGGTTTGTAGCAGAAGGCATTGCCGGAAATAATTGGGACTACGGCGGTAAAAAAATAAAATCTTATAAAACAGAAATAATAATGCCCGGAGAATGGCATCAACTACATAACCCTACAGACCAGCCTTTGAAAGTTATAGAAATACAATACGGCGAACGATGTGAAGAAGAGGATATAGAAAGACGATGATTCCTATTTTTATCGGCTATGACCCTAGAGAAGCAATAGCCTTTCACGTTTGTGCCAACAGCATTATACGACATGCTAGTAAGCCTGTTGCTATTATACCTGTGGCATTAAACTTATTTAAAGATTACGATGAAATTCACACTGACGGCAGTAATCATTTTATTTACACTAGATTTTTAGTACCTCATTTAATGGGGTATTCTGGATGGGCTATATTCATAGACGGCGATATGATCGTGCGCGATGACATAGTTAAATTGTGGGAATTAAAAGAAATGGACAAGGATGTCATGGTTGTTAAGCACAACTATAAGACACGTATGCCCGTGAAATATCTTGGCGCAAAAAACGAAGATTATCCACGTAAAAATTGGAGCAGTGTTATACTGTGGAACTGTAGCAGTTATCCTAATCGTAAACTAACACCAGAGTTTATACAAAATTCTACTGGTGCATACTTACATAGATTTTCGTGGTTAAGTGATGAGCGCATTGGAGAACTACCTAAAGAATGGAATTGGCTGCCTGATGAATACAATGCTAACAAGGATGCTAAATTACTGCACTATACGTTAGGTGCTCCGTGTTTTCACGAGTTTGCAGATACACCGCAAAGTGAAGAGTGGCATCGCGAACGTATACTAACAGAATACTGCCAACAGAGAAATATTAAATGACTAAAGAAGTGACTCTTGTTATAACATCGTGCGGACGGTTTGATTTACTTAAACAAACATTAATTAGTTTTTTTAAATTTAACACACATCCTATAACCGAATGCATTATCATAGACGATAGTGGAACGGTAACTAATTTAGATTATTTAAAAGAATATATCCCTATTCCAACAAAGTTTATAATTAATGATAAGAACATAGGTCAAATTCAATCAATAGATAAAGCGTATGCAGAAGTAACTACGCCATATATATTTCATTGCGAAGACGATTGGGAATTTTTTAAACCTGGGTTTATAGAAGAATCTTTTAAAATATTAGACGTCGACCAAAACGTGATTACAGTATGGTTAAGAAATCATAACGATACTATGAAACACCCTATTGAACAATCGGTCATTAAACATAATAACGTCGAATACTATTATCTTACTACAGACTATATAGGAAAATGGCACGGATTTACATTAAATCCTGGCCTAAGAAGAACTTCCGATTGTTTAAAATTATATCCGTATTCAGAATTAGAAGTAATGGTTAGAAAGAAAAAATTAATGTTAATAGGAGAAGTTGATTTATCGATACACTATTATAATTTGGGATATAGGGGAGCAATAACTACTGATCCCGAAGGATTTGTAAAACATATAGGGTATAAAAGGCATGTACCGTTGCCGTGGGAGATGATATGAAAGATTTTGAAACCTTAATCGAATTGCGAGAAATTAATTATGAAAATGTAGATAAACTTTGGTGGATTATTCGAGATAAGGGTGCATTTTTTGGTCCATTAAATGACTGGAAAGAAGGTAAAGAATATTTTTTAAAACATGTAAAAAAATTTGATACTGTAATACAAGCAGGTGGCAATTGCGGTATGTATGCAAGATTTTATTCTAATTATTTTCAAAATGTTTATACTTTTGAACCAAATTCTTTAAATTATTATTGTCTTATAAAAAACTGTCAAGGAAATAATTTTAAAATTTTTAATAAAGGATTAGGAGAAAAAGCCGGAAACGCTCATTTAATAAATGTTTCGCCAAAAAATGCCGGTACATACCAAACAGTGGAGGATGACAATGGTTCAATCGAATTGATCACTATTGATAGTTTAAGCCTATCTTCGTGTGACCTAATACATCTTGATGTAGAGGAATTTGAACCAAAAGTATTACAAGGAAGTATTAAAACTATAGAAAAATTTAAACCTGTAATAATTTTAGAAGCAGGACACGGCTCAGATATATTAGAAAACATAGGTTACACTGTAAAATACAAACTTGCTATGGACTGGGTGCTAACTTATAATTAATATGAAATCTTATATTATTTCTTTATCAAAAATAGAATCATCAAAATATAGTGCAATCGAAGTGTTTAATTCTTTAAAAAAATTTGGTTTTGAGCCAATAATATTTGAAGGAACCTACGGGGACGAGGCCGAACGATTATTTTTAGAAAAAAATATTATACCAAAGGTAACTAACTCGCACAATCTAAAAATGATTGGGTCAGGGGTAAAGGGCTGTTTTTATAGTCATTACAGATTATGGGAAGAGTGTGTAAAACTTGACGAACCTATAATGATTTTTGAAGACGATGTTGTTTTTTATAGAAATTACGAACCAATAGATTTTGAAGATATTTTAATATTATCAATTAATTATGATTGGAAATTATCAAAAACTTATAGTACTTATTTAGAAACTACATCAGATTCTGCCTATGCTGTCAATCCTAAACTATCTGTAATGCCTGGATGTTCAGGGTACATTATAAAACCTCATACGGCGAATAAATTGATTATAGAATATAAAAATTTTTATCTTCCAGCAGATTTAGCAATTAACTCGTCAATTTGTAAGATACAAATGCATTCAAGACTCATGGGAAGATCAAAAACTATGGACGAAAAACAATCGTTAACAAGGTTAAAAACATGGAACGTATAAAAGCCTACATTATCTATTTGCCCTCTAGAGAACATAGTGTATCATATGCTACTAACATGAAGGAAACATTAGAATCTTACGGAATAGAAACATCTTTATTTAGAGGAACCGACGGCGCAACTGTGGATGCAATTTTTGAAAGAGAAAATAGAGTGCTGTACCCTTATGGAATAAAATCTCGAAATCTAAGCAGAGAAGACATAGAAAAATACTTAAAAAATGATCTGCCTATAGATTTTTGGGAAACTTATAATATAAAGATGAACGAAAAATTTAAATGGTCTGAAAACGAATTAGGAAAAATTACAAGACCTGGAGTAAAAGGTTGTTTTCATAGTCATTATAGACTTTGGAGACAATGCGTAGATACTAACGAAACTATAATGATTTTTGAAGATGATGTTAAATTTTATAGAGAATATATAGATATAGAATTTGACGATGTTTTAGTTTTATCATTAGGAAAATCTAGTTTTTGTAGTGATCCTTGGAAAACTTATTTGGAAAATCCTTCAGATGTTCCTAAAGCAGTACCTTGGCGTAACTATTCCATGCCAGGCGCCAGCGGGTATGCTATAACCCCAAGGGCGGCTTCAAATTTAGTTAAGTTTTATAGACACTATTACATGCCTGCAGATAACGCAATTAATCAATCTATTGTAAAAATACAAGTTCATAACTATTTGATGGGCAGAAATACATTACCCGAAGAAGGAAATATTTCTATGACAAAATCTAAGGATTGGTAATGCGTGTAGGTATTTTTTATAATTCTATTAGTAACCCTGCAAAGTTTAGCAATAAAGTCATGCTCATGGATAACTTTGCACAGGGTGTCCGAGAAAACGGAGATGAAATTATTGAGTTTCAAGGCAATAGTCTTCCTACACAGCCACTGGATGCTGGTTTTGTGTTAGGCTATACATTAGAAGATAATTTTCGTAAAAAAATTATTAATCAACTTAGATCTCAAAAAGTTCCCCAAGTGTTTGTTGATAGTAACATCCTTCATTACAATCGAAAAGAACACGAATGGCACAGATATAGCCTTAATTCGGTGTATCCTAATGATGGTGTCTACTTCTTTGATCAAATAGATACTAGTAAGTGGAATACTTACAGTCAATGGCATAATGTTTCTTTAAAACCTTGGAGAACTGATGGCGATCACGTATTAATTCTTTGTCAACGTCCTAAAGGATGGAATATGTTTGGCAATGATCAGGATCAGTGGTTAGATAAAACTATAACTAAAATTCGTAAACATTTACCAGACAAATCTATTGTGGTACGTATGCATCCGGGCGATGGATCTAGATTTAAGCAGATGGAAAAAATTCAAAAACGATGGGGCAACGCTATTGTACTCAGCGAAAAAGAAAGTATCAAAGACGATTTAGTAAACTGCTGGTGTGCAGTAGGCTATAACTCTACACCCAATGTTGTTTCTGCCATAGAAGGCGTGCCTGTTTACGTAGAAGATCTTAAACACAGTTGGGCCGCAGATATTGCATTTACAGACCTGTCTATGATTGCGAATCCGCCTATGCCGGATAGAACACAGTGGTTAAACAAAATTGCCAACATTCACTGGAGCAACGACGAAGTGCGTTCCGGTAAGTTGTGGGCCGCTATTAAGAAATATATTTCTTCTTTTCGTTAAGAAAAACTGCTAGATCCTTTCTAGTACCCTTTGCAGTCCATATGGCACTGGAAGAACGCATGTTCCAATCTATGTAAGATTCAGGAAGTTGACCCCACTGATATTTTGGAACTATTTGATCTAAAACGTCTTGATCAAGTCCCCAGTAGATATAATCTTGTTGAATATAACTTTTTAATTTGTTGGCGTATTCTTTTAAAAAAAGTTGAGTCTGTTTAGAACCAAATAATCCGCCTGCTAAGTATCTTGCTTTCTTTCCCGATATATAATGTATAAACAAATCCTTACCAGTAAGCATATCAATTGGCTTTCTAATTAATGCATCAACATCTATAGCAAAAAAGTCTTGATTTACCAGTAATTCGTGCAATCTTACGAATCTAGCACACGCATAGTAAGTTTTCCTCATTCTGTCCTGTATGCTAAAATCTTGTCCTTTGGACATAGCAGTCAGTGTTCTAAGTCTTTGACTTTTAAGAGGTTCTTGTTCGTAGTCAACTGTCCATTTATCGGCTGCCGGCTGAAATACGTCTAAAGGTACATATTCGTAACTTACACTGATATTTTTATTTAGGCAGAAATTCAATTGATCCTGTCTAGGATTAAAAATATGAAGATGTAGTTGATGATCGGTGTTGGTTTTTATACTGTTAACCAATGCCGGAGCAAAGTCGTCAAAATAATTTTCGTCGCAGGCTGCAAAAATAAAAAAGCCTTGTATGGAAAGTTTTCCGTTTAACTGAGGAATCTGCATGGTTAAATATTTACTCAATGAGACTAGCATATTTTCCTAATCAGACTGCACTTCAATCTGAATCCGTGTGGAGATCTTTTCTCGACGGGTGGTGTAGCCATGGCCTGAACATAGAAGAAAACTCTATGACTGCCGATGCCGCCCTAATTTGGAGTGTATTATGGCAAGGCAGGATGCACAGTAATAAACAGGTGTTCGAACACTATAGAAAACAAGGAAAACCGGTTTTTATTATTGAAGTTGGTGCATTGATGCGGGGTCATACTTGGAAAGTTTCAGTAAACAATATTACTGCGCAGGGATCTTATGCAAATCAAGAAAATTTTATTTTTGGTCGAGCAGAAAAATTAGGAATTGCACTAGAACCTGAAAAAAATTCAAGAAAATCTGAAATTTTAATTACACTTCAGCATGATCGCAGTTTGCAATGGCAAGGCATGCCCTCGACTGCGGCGTGGTTAGATCAGACAATCAAAGAAATAAAAAAATATTCATCAAAATCTATTGTTATACGACCTCATCCTCGAGGTTCTCTAAGAAATCCGGTGATACCCGGAGTAAGAGTTGAATATCCACGTAAGTTAGTCAACACATACGACAAATTTGACATAAATTTTAACTATCATTGCGTGATAAACTGGAATTCTGGAGTGGCGGTACAGGCGGCAATCAGTGGTACACCGGTGATCACTGGCCCAACTAGCCTTGCCTCTGAAATTTCTGGAAATTTTGCCAATATTGACAACATTTTGTTACCTGACAGACAGCATTGGTTTGAAAAAATACTTCATACCGAGTGGACTGTGGACGAACTTCAACAAGGAATACCTCAAAAACGGTTACTTGATAATATAAAGATTTGACATTGTCAATTTTTATGTTATACTATGACTATGAGTCATACTATTGAAGATGCTTTAGAGATTTTATCAGGGTTGGTGCCACGCACTGTAAATGTTCGCATTGATCCCAACGAAAGAAACTTAGTTTCTAGCCTTGCCAAGCAAGTACACAGAGCTGTACCTCTCACTGACCGTCAACTTAACCTTGCCTTGAAAAAAATAGACAAGTATAAGGACGGTTTAATTAAAAATTTGGTTAATGTCGATGATCTAATACTAAACAAACCTCTGAGAATGCCATTGAGAGAAATAGATCGTTCACAGTCTGTTACACTGGATTACTCTCAAGGCGCAACAAAACCTAAAATTGTGGTAAAATATGTATTTTCTAAGAAATTTGCCGCAGAATGGGGAGTACTCGAAGAGGACTTAATTGGTGTTACTTCAGAAGTCAAAGGCTTCAAACATATTTCTTACAATGAAAAAAATCTTTATCTAATTGTTTCAAAGTTATCTTCCTTAGATTTTATAATAGATCAAGAAATTCAGGAAATTTACGAAAAAATCGTAAAAATTATGGAAAATCCTGAAAGCACTATTCCTTATATTGGTTTTGAGAATAACGTAGTTAAGGTCATTAATGTTAGTAAAACCTGTAATGATTTTTTATCTGAAAAATTTCCCATAGTTGATGAAAATAATTTTGTAAAGTTTTTATCCTCTGCGAAAAACTGTGGAATTTTACTAAAATCGCCAGAAATTGTAAAAAAAGTAAATGAAACAGATGTAAATCTATTAACTAAAACCGTACTGTTAGAAAAATCTACAAAATTTAGAGTTAGTCCCGATATTCATTTATTAAAGTCTTTACTACTTACAATCAACGAATTACATCAGTGGCCTGCGTTGTTTGTATTAGACGAAAATTCTCAAGTTTTTTCACAGGTTAAAAATTTAATTTCCGAATTAGCCGAACATACTGAGTTGAACAAAGTAAATGTATTCTTTAGATTAAAAAATGAGCAACCTGAGGACCAGCAATTTAACCAATTTGTCAGGGATAACGGTTTAAATAATTATATAGACAGTACAACACAGGCAGTGCTAATCACTAAGAACAGAATACCTAAGCCTTTGTTTAAATCAGATTGGCAACCTAAGGTTGCAGTTGTGTTTAGTTCGAATGACTACGGCAAGTTGGCAGCCTATCTCAACGACATACCCAATGTATATTATTATAACAACAGTGTCACTGTACGACATAGTCGAGTAAAAGGAAGCAAAGAAATTGTCCAGTTGTAAGATCGTTATTAGAGACGAAGTAAATCTTAAAGTAGAAGGTCTTCCTGTAGAAATACGCAGGAAAATTTCCAACGCATTAAAATTTGAACTGCCATATGCTCGCCATATGCCGCAGTATAAATTAGGTAGATGGGATGGCACTACTACATTCTTTGGTCTCGGCGGCAATGGTTATATTAATCACTTAGATGTGATTGTTGGCATATTAGAAGAGTGTGATGTCGATATTGAAGAAATTGAAGATCTTCGTCAAACTCATAAATTTGACTTTGCAAAAATTACAGATAGATACTGGGCCGATCAAGGAAAGACATGGCCCAAAGGTCATCCTATAGAAGGGCAACCAATTATACTACGAGACTATCAATTGGATGCTATCAACAACTTCATGGAAAACCCACAAGGCTTACAGGAGTTGGCCACAGGCGCAGGCAAAACTATTATTACAGCAACGCTCAGTGCATTGTGCGAGCCCTACGGTCGCACGTTAGTTATTGTGCCAAACAAAGGTCTAGTGGTACAGACAGAAGAAGATTATAAAAATGTTGGTCTAGATGTAGGTGTATATTTTGGAGATAGAAAAGAATTAAATCGAACACACACTATCTGTACTTGGCAAAGTTTAAACATATTAGATAAGAAAAGTTATGACGGAGATACGTTGAGTCTTGCAGAGTTCTTAGAAGGCGTAGTCTGTGTAATTGTCGACGAAGTACACATGGCCAAGGCTGATGTGCTGAAAAAACTACTAAGTCAAAATATGGCTAATGCTCCAATACGCTGGGGATTAACTGGTACTGTACCTAAAGAAGATATTAATTTTCACAGTATTTTAGCAACTCTAGGACCTGTTGTTAATCGTATCAGCGCACACGCATTACAAGAAAAGGGTGTACTAGCACAATGCCATGTGAATATAGTACAACTAGTAGACTTACCTGAATTCCGCACATATCAAGAAGAATTAAAATATCTAGTTACAAATACCGATAGAATTGATTATATCAGTAAACTCTGTACTTCAATTAAAGAATCTGGTAATACATTAATTCTTGTAGATAGATTAGATGCAGGAAAACAACTGGCGGAATCTATAGAAGGATCAGTGTTCATCAGCGGCGAAGTTAAATTAGGTGATAGAAAAGAACACTACGACGAAGTTAGAGAAGCCACAGATAAAGTTATCATTGCTACCTATGGAGTGGCCGCAGTTGGTTTGAACATTCCTAGGATTTTTAATCTAGTATTATTAGAGCCGGGTAAGAGTTTTGTAAGAGTAATTCAATCAATCGGCAGAGGCATTAGAAAGGCAGAAGACAAAGATTTTGTACAGATATGGGACATCACGTCAACATGCAAGTACGCTAAAAGGCACCTTACGGAGCGTAAGAAATTCTATAAAGAAGCCAAATACCCTTTCACGGTGGAAAAGGTAACATGGCAATAACAATAACGGAGAATTTATGTTGATATTAACCTTAGATAATCAAAGTTTCGACTTGTCTAAGATGCCTGAGGAAATTGAAGAGGATATCAGATTTGCAGTATTGGATAACAACGATACTAGTAGTCCAGATTTCTTTTTTATGCCTCTCATTTTTTTAGAAAGTTTTAATAGCCCAGCGATGGTTATGAGAATCGGAGAAAACGAAGTAATCATGCCTATTGATTGGAGCATAGCAGTAGCCGATAGTGAGTGCGGTAGTGACATAGAAGTTATGCCGCTGACTAGTTTAAATGATCGAGGATTTGAAGCATTCCTGTTTAATCCTATCAGTGGATTTAGACACGAGTATGGTAAAATTGAAATTGTAAATGTCTATAACGATGTAAAGTGGTATTTTCCTAAAATGAAAAACAATCAGTTACTCAGCGTGCCATTGAAAGAAGGAAATAAACCTTTATGTGCCTTTTTTACCAAAGATATTAGTAGACAAAGCGAAATCATAGACTTTTTTAAATTAATGTAATGCCTTTAGATAACTCATTCGACGATAGTTTTAAAAGACTCTGTATAGGTTGGGAATTGAAGTTTTCTTTGCTCCCAAGAAAATGTTTCTATACTAGCAAATCATTATGGCTTAAAAAAGCATATAAGGGTACATCGATGTTGACAGGTCCAGGGGACCCTATTTTTGATCATAGATGGGTCGATTGCAAAGAATACATATTGTTACAGATTAAGGGAACTATATAATGGGGAAACTAAAACCAGGTGCCACCTATGTTTACGAAAGCCCGGACGGCGGTCACACTATCTATGCTAGAGAACAAGGTACTACTGATCGCATTTTGGTTGGCTATGATACTACCGCTGAGGAATACGCTAATCATAAAATTTGGAATGACATTTGGTTTAAATCTCGGAATAATGCGGCCTTGCGTAAAGCAGTTGAACGTGCTATAATAATATATCACACTATAAAAGACGATGACAGATAAAATAACAATTAAAGATGAAACGGCAGCCATAGACATGGGTGCTAAAGATCTTTGGGATAATTTTACAGACGAGCAAAGAAAACAAATAAGTTTATATTTGTTAATTCGTTATGCTTCTAGTATCAAAACGGCTGACAGTGATGCACAGGCATTAGCAGTATTTAAAACTAACGAATACTATAATAAAAACTTCTTTGATCTCAGCAAACATCCTAAATTGTTATGGTATCTTGTTTGTATGTGCGGCAACGATGAAAAGAAAATTTATTTCCACGAATGGATTGGATTTAAAAAGAAAGAGGGCGATAATAAAATTACAAAGTTTCTTGAGTCAAAGTTTCCTAACATGAAACGCGACGAGATCGAAATGATGGCTCGGTTATCTGACAAAAAAGATCTCAAAGAGTTTGCTCGTGAATTAGGCATGGATGATAATGAAATTAAAAAAGTTTTATGAATTTAGATATTTTCGAAAAGCACAAAAGGATTAAAGTGACTGTGACTGCTGTAGAGAAACCTTATGTTTGTCAACACTGTGGTGCAGGGTTTATGAAAGAAAACACCCTCACAGTACATATGTGCGAACAAAAACGTAGGTTCCTAGCCAAGGACGAGAAACATGTTTTACTAGGTTATCAAACTTATGTAAGATTTTTTCAACTTAGCCAAAAAGCAAAAACTATAAAGACCTACGACGAATTTACTAAGAGTCAATACTACAATGCCTTTGTTAAGTTTGGTAGTTTTCTAAGTAATGTTAATCCTTTATATCCGGATAGATATATTGACTTTGTTGTTACCAGCGGAGTAAAACTAGATCACTGGTGCCGAGAAACTTTATACTATTCCTATGTATTAGATTTAATTAAGAAAGAACCAGCAGAGGTTGCTATCCAACGTAGCATACAAACTATGATGGATTGGGCCGAGGCCAATAACAGTCAATGGAATCATTACTTCAAGTATGTGAGTCTTAATCGAGCAGTTTACGATATTAAAGATGGAAAAGTTAGTCCATGGTTAGTGTTAAACAGTACCACTGGTCGAGACATGTTATCTCGACTCAACGACGAGCAATTAGGCATTATTTTTGAAGTTATGGATCCAGACTTTTGGCGCAGTCGATTTAAAAAATATCCTGTGGACTTAGATTTAGTAGCCGAAGTCGTCAAAGAAGGAGGCCTATAATGCCCGATATAGATATTGACTTTGCTGATAGAGAACTAGCACTTAAAAAAATTAAATATACTCGAGCTATGCGCCAAGAAGGCAGTGAAATAAAACCGCACAACACTGGCATATACGTAACAGCCATTCCTCGAGACGCTAGAGAAAATATTGCTACAATAGATTATAAAAAAGCAGAAGAGCGCGGTTATTTTAAAATAGACTTTTTAAATGTAGGCATATACGAAGAAATTCGTAACGAAGAACATCTAGTTCAATTAATGAATACGGAGCCGTTATGGGATCTATTAGAGGACGACAGTTTTACGGATTTACTATTCCACGTAAATGGGTACGGGAATATTTTGAGGCAGATGAAACCTACTTCGGTAGAACAGTTGGCAATGCTACTAGCTTTGATCCGCCCAGCAAAGAGACACTTACTTGGGAAGACTTGGACAGAGATTGGGAAGGAGATCTGGACGAAACCGGAGAATGACGAGTATTACTTTAAGAAAGCACATGCCGTTGCTTATGCTCAGGCAGTGGTAGTACAAATGAATTTAATTTGTGAACAAATTAGTTACGGTTACAGTTAATTTTTACCTTTTTTAACTAACTGTATCATTTTACGTTTTACACGTTTAATTGAAATATTGTGTAGATTTACAGTTGGTCCAAACACTACATCAACATCTTTAGTATTCATAGTTTTTATAGCGTAGCGATACGACTCCATTTCTGAGCGTAGATAAATGGTTATAGGAACCATACGATTGCTTTCCCACCACCATGCTTCTCCTAGCTCTAAAAATACCCGTCTTTCTTCGTCTGTACGCAATAATTCATAGTCAAACATGCTGGTAACATGCTGATCCTGATTAATTACTATGCCCACGTATTCTATACCGCCATAGTGAACTACAGATATAAAGGGAAAGTTACTTCTAATGTCTTCCGTTAGTTTTACCATAAATACTTAATAAAGTTCATTGATTATAATGCAAAAATTTCAAGTTTATTTAGTACCAAACAGAATCAAAGTTACAACGGATGTGACAGGATTTGCTACGGAGTTTAGACAAGTGTACCAGCGAAAATTAAAATTATATAAGGGCATAGATAATGCCATAGAGTTTGATGTGCGTGACAGCGATCAACGTAGACAAAATATTATGGGGTATAATATTGTTGTTAAATTCTACGACGCGGCACATAAAAACTTGTTTTCTGTACAAGGAAACCCTGTAGTAGGAAAACCAGGAATAATGGCAGCAACTATTACAGCCGACGATATAGCACTTGTTGATCCACAAATTTTAAAAATGGCTGCATATCTACGCAGTGACACAGAAGAAAAAATAATTTACAGCGACAGTCAATTTGACATTTTTGCTGATGCAGAAGTATTAGACGGTTACAACGATAAATTTGCACCTGACGATGTTATTGAAGAAATCACTGTATTCAACTATGAACAAGACTCAAAAGAGTATATCAGCGAAATTGCAAACTTCGGTACTGTGATTAATAACGATTACAGTACTACTCCAACAAGAACAGCGACATTTGAATTCGAAGGTATATATGATGGTATCATTGAAATAGAAGCCACTAAAGATAAAAGTACCGCATTTGGCACAACTTGGGAAACTGTCGATAGTTGGGATACCGCTATTGTCCAAACTAAAACATTAACCGGTGACTGGAGGTTTGTTCGGTTTCGTATTACAAGAGAAAGAAACGATGGCACAGGCAATGGTGCAAGATTTACTGTAGAAAAAAATGGTAATGTTTACACTACTGTAATAGTAACATTAAGAGGCCAAAACTATTTGATTGGTGACGAATTAATCATTAAAGGCTCGCAATTGGGTGGGTTTGATAACACAAATGATCTAACCGTTTTGTTAACCAGTGTTATAAATGGTAACAACACACAGGGCAATGTTGGCAATTACATTTGGCAAGGTATTGCATCAACCGGTAGTGCAATCTATGAAAGTATTGGCACCGATCCGGTAAACAGGGCAGCCAATCCCATTGACAAAATCATCATAAGAAACTAAAATGTCTGCATGAGCATCGCAGACGCAATCTATTCGTACCTTCCGGTAAAACGAAAAAATACTCCCAGCGGGTGGACTAAGTTCAATGCTGTCTGTTGTGCCAGTAATGGTACCTCGGCGGATACTCGTGCTCGAGGCGGCATAATTCGAAACTCCGACGGTGTCAGTTATCATTGCTTTAACTGCGGCTTCAAAGCCAGTTATGTTAGTGGTCGTCATCTCACAAGAAAGATGCGTCAACTATTACAGTGGTTAAATGTGCCCGACGACGAAATTAATAAGTTGGCACTAGAAGCACTGCGTATGCAGGAGGATGCTGAATATCAAGCCAAGGTAAGTTTACCAACATTTGATGACAAACCGTTGCCTAAAGACAGTGTTAAATTAGATATGAATGTTGAACTCAATGACGACATTGCACAAGCCATTGAATATGTTTATAGCAGAGGATTGACCTTAGACAGTTATGATTTTTATTGGAGTCCTGAATTTAAAGACAGAATTATCATACCGTTTAAACTTGATGGTCATATTGTAGGATATACTGCACGTAAACTCACAGACGGAAAACCCAAATACATTTCAGAGCAAACACCGGGTTATGTTTTTAATCTCGACGCACAAAATCCGTTGCCTTGGGAAAACAGTAAAAAACATGTGATTGTCGTAGAAGGTCCAATGGATGCATTAAGTGTTGGCGGAGTGGCACTGCTAGGAGCAGAAATTATGGACAAGCAGGCTATGCTGATTAATAGATTAGGCATGGAGCCCATTGTTGTACCAGACAAGGACAAAGATGGTCTAAGAACAGCAGAACAAGCAGTGGCTAATCGTTGGGCTGTGGCATTTCCAGAATGGCACCAAGATATTAAAGATGCCAACGATGCTGTGCGTAAATATGGTAAGTTATATACACTATACAGCATATTCAACAGCGTTGAAACTAACGAACTTAAAATTAAACTAAGGATGAAACAATGGCTTTCTTTAGATGGATAAAAGAACAAATCAGTAATTGGAAGAGAGAACGCAAACTCAAAAAACGCATGGAAGAACTGCGTAAAAGGGATCCGTTTATCTACAAATGATTACATGGGGAATTAGTGGCAACAGCCACGATGCGGCCATAGCCGTATTTCAAGACAAGCAATTAGTCTATGCAGGACACAGCGAACGATACAGTCGAGTTAAAAATGATGGCGACTTAGATTCCACACAGATTGAATATCTTAAAAAGAAATTTGGATTACCAGATCGTGTTGTGTGGTATGAAAAACCTTGGGCTAAAACATTCCGTCAACTGGAGGCAGGTCAAGGCTGGCGCTGGGGCGAAAACAATGTCAAAGATTATCTACGTAAATTTGGCATTCGAGCTCCTATAACTTACAAGTGGCATCACCACAGCCATGCGGCTGCCGGATATTACACTAGTGGATTTGATAATGCCACAGTAGTAGTCATAGATGCCATAGGCGAATATCAAACACTGAGTATTTGGAGAGGTCAAGGCAGTAATTTAACTCCACTATGGAGCCAAGGATATCCAGACAGCGTTGGACTTTGGTATAGTGCTATGACTGATCGTATCGGTTTAAAAGCCAACGAAGAAGAATATATTCTTATGGGTATGTCTGCTCTAGGTGACCCTAATCGATTCAGTGCTGAAATATTAGACCAGTTTATTGGACTACATAGTACAGAAGAAAGTTGTAGTATTATTAGATTAAAACATAATTTACACAGAGGGTGTCGTTGGTGGCGTCCTGAATTAGGTATTGGCGATTATTTTGATGTGGCCGCAGGCACGCAGGCTGTCTACGAATTATTATTCCATAAAATATTACAAACTGCAAGACAACTTAATCGCAGTGACAATCTAGTACTAATGGGCGGCTGTGCTCTAAACTGTGTGGCTAATCCCATAGCCTACCAATATTTTAAAAATGTTTGGATTATGCCTAACCCCGGAGACGCAGGGTCGGCAGTGGGCGCAGTATTAGCAGATTGGAAAGAACACATCCAGTGGCCTGGACCGTATCTTGGCACAGAAATCAAACACAGCGAAGACAGCAACAGCAGTATTGTGGACTATCTGTTAGAACACAAAATTTGTGGCTTAGCCAGGGGGCGAGCAGAGTTTGGACCTAGAGCATTAGGCAACAGAAGTTTGATTGCAGATCCTAGAGGCGATGACGTCAAAGACCGATTAAACAAGATCAAGCAACGGCAAGATTTCCGTCCGTTTGCGCCGGCAGTATTAGCCGAACATGCTAGTAGTATATTCAAAATGCCCACCAGCCACACGCCCTATATGCAGTATGCAGTTCAGTGTCTACGGCCAGATCTTTATCCTGCTATTGTTCATGTTGACGGTACTAGTCGTGTACAAACAGTGACCCAAGAAGATAATCCAGAATTTCATGCTCTACTAACCAAATGGTACGAGCGTACCGGCTGTCCTATGTTGGTTAATACCAGCCTAAACATCAAAGGCGAGCCCATAGTTAACAACGAATTGGACGCACAGCGTTGGCAAGAACGGTATGGAATCGCTATTTTTAATTGACCTTGAAGAAGTTATCAAGTATAATATAAAGTATGACTACTAGACAAAACACAGACTATGGATATGATATCCAGAAACTATATCTCGAAATGATGCTCAGTGATGCAGGTACATTTGTACGCTGCCAGAGTATTTTTGACAGTACATTGTTTGATAGACGATTGCAAGATTCAGCCGAGTTTATCAACAACTATGTCACGGAGCATAATGCACTGCCAACCTTTGACATGGTTGCGGCTGCAACTAAAACTGAATTTAAAGATCCTGGCGCACTCAAAGACGAGCACTATGATTGGCTTATGGCTGAATTTGAAACGTTTATTAGACACAAAGGTCTAGAACGTGCTATTCTAAAATCGGCAGACTTGTTGGAAGAAGGCAATTATGGTCCTGTGGAAGATATGATTAAACAGGCTGTACAAGTGGGCTTGCAAAAAGACATGGGCACAGACTACTGGGCTGATCCCAAGGGACGTTTGTTAGGTTTGAAAGATAAAAATGGTCAGGTCAAAACTGGCTGGGAAACTGTGGACAAGCGATTGTTTGGTGGTATGAATCGCGGAGAGTTGAATATCTTTGCAGGTGGATCAGGTGC